GCGTGCGGTGCGTCGTTGTAGACGCGGCCAACGTCTCGGACCGGGCCTCCCGGTCTGAGCGGCGCTTTTGTCGTTTCGGCCTTGTATG